GCGGGTAAAAAAACTGACGCGACGTGTTAGGCGACATCGTCACCCACATGAAGTACGAGCCCTCCTCATTCGTTGCCGCAGAGATGGCGCTGCTGATAAAGGTGCCGTTGAGCGACGATGCGAAATTCGGGTTCTCAACCGACTTGACCAGGGCTCCACTAGGGTCGAGCGTGGCGTCGATTTCTTCGTAGTCCTGAGACTCGTCATCCCAGCGATAGATCTCGTTGTCGCTGAGAGTGAGGTAGACCACTCCCCAGCGACCTTGCTCTGGAAATTCCCCGTCCGGCGGAATGGAGACAATTTCAGCAGGACGCCAGTAGATGTCTACCTTCTGTATTGCGGCCTTGCGCGTAACTGTCGCGAGCGGGAAATAAAACCGAGTGGGCTCGTTCAGCAGAGACTGAAATCCATCAAGGTTTTTGGCGAATGATTCCTGCGCGTGCAACCCTTGCTGGGTGCGAATCAGGTCAATCGCCTTGGGCGGCGGGGGAAGCGGCAAGCTAAACGCCGCCCCTCGCCTGTAAAACGACGCCACTGTGGCAAGAGGAGGCTCGCTCTCGCGATGCACGAGAAGAGACAACTCAGCACGGTTTGTCCGGCGAGGCTGGCCGTTGAGCGAGATACTCCACGAGTTACTCGGCCACGTCCACACGGCAGTAGTGGGCATCGTGCCGGTTGAGTTGACCCTCGCACCCGCCACTATTGTGTAGCCAGCGTAATACGTCTCAGTCGGCACGGGCGGAACAATAACGCGAGAGAGCACGCCGCAGCCAATGCCGTCCGCGCAGACTTTTAGTTCAGACGTTTGCGGCGTCGTGCCGTCAATTACGGCAGGCAGCGCCCGAATAAGATCGGCGGCAACCGCAACGGCCGCCTCAGGAAGCGGGGCGTTTTGCGAGAACCCTGGCGGCGGCTCAACGAATCCATACGCGTCCGCGAAGACAGGCTCAATACTGCAACTGCACCGGCAGCAATTGCCACGTCGCGCCATTTACATGACCCCCACGGCCCATTTATTTGCGCCCGTCCCGGTTTCCTTCCAGAGCAGTTGGAGCACGCCGCAGGCAGCGGAGGCGAGTTGCGTCGCGTCTCCGTTCTTCGCAACGGCGAAGCGATGCGACGCATTGGTCACGTTGACTCGACAGGCGAAAGCCCCGCTCACTGCGGCCCGGCCGATCTTGCCGTCTGAAATCGGCTCTAGCGTCACGACGAAGGACTCCGAAAGCGCAGTGGTCGGCGTCACGCCAGTGAGGATAGGCCGCGTCGCAAACTCCCTCGCCCGCTTGTCTTCGTCGGCGTTGCCCGTGAGGTTGCCGCCAACGGGAGAAATTTCCACGCCGTCAATCCCCAGCACGCCCAGCCAGGGAACGTCGGCGCCGCTGTTGTTCTTGATGAGGACGATGTTGGGCGCGGGGTCCGCCCCGGTCGCCCCGCCACCCGTGAACCCCGTACCAACCCCGAGCACGCGATCAGCCGCATCCTGCGCGCGGTTCCACGCCCGCGCCGAGATCGCCCCGGCGAGCTTCTGGCCTGGCTCGATGCGTCCGTCGTTGCGGGCCATTAGGTTGTCCCGATGCCGAGGCCCGAGAAGTCGCCCTCGCGGTAGACCGTGTTGACGTAGACGTACTTCGGCTTTTTCACTAAGTCGCTGCCACTCACCGAGCTCTCGTAGCGAACCCAGAGGTATTCGTGGCCCTTCTTCTCGACGCCAGTGATTGAGCCGATCGTTTGGCCGGTCAGGTTCTTGGACGCCACGAACTTGAAACTTAACGTCCAGGGGCCGTCGCCCTTCTGTGAGTCCCACTCTTGCGAGCCGCTCGCTCCCAAGAAGAGCACCTCGCCAGCCTCGAACGTCCTAAACGCCGCGTCGTTGGTCGTGCCGGTCAGAGCCGCCACGCTCTTGATATAGGTGCTTGTAACGTAGGTGCTCTTTACGTCATACGTTTCCGTCCACGTCAGCGCGGGGACGACGATGTCGACGCCCTGCACGCCGTTGTCGTCGACACCGATTGCGGAGTCCATGCTCGGGGCGGATGACGGAAAACGCCGCTCCGTTCCGGTTCGCGTGGTCGTGCTTCCGTTCGACGTGATCTTGCCGCCGTCAGCCTGCGTGATGTGGGACATACCGCCCGACGTGTCGAACGAGCGCGACCGCCGCAGCGGGTCTGGCTCTTGCGCGTCAGCGCCGATCTTCTCGTATTGGATGTCGACGTGCCATGCGTCATCGCCGAGGTAGTCGACGGAATAGGCTTCCGCCTGAAGTTGGACGTTGGCCCCTGGGTATTGCCAAAACCGGAGCGTGCTGGAAATCCGTTGATTGCACTCCGCGTGCAGCGAAACATCGTCCGTGTGGCCGAAAACCTTGTAGGACCGCGTCATCGTGGACGTGGCCTTCTTGCCGAGACGGTAGATCGTCGCGGAGCGCGATGCGTTATCTTCGATCCACGTTGCCATTAGGCGGCGACCTCCCCTGCCCCGAGCTTTTCTTTCAGAATGCGGTTGGTTTCCTTCTGCTCATCCAATTGCTTCGATGCTAGCGAACCGCCAAAGCCCATTCCGCCGAGGGCTGACGAGGAGAAGGAGCCCGCCACTTCGCCTTGGCTGGACTGCTGCATACGACCAACCGCATTCTCCAAGGCGAACATCAGATCCGACTCTTGCTCGCCCGTGATGCGGCCGAATTGCTTCAACGCCTTGAATTCGCCGATGGCATCGTCGAGAGCGCTCTCGGAGCCAGCGCGGTTGATGCTCTTCATAAGGTCGCCAACCTGACCACTCATGCCATTCGGGCCGATTCCTTCGAGCCCGGCAACGCCTGCGAGCATCGCGGCATCCGGCCCGGCTGCGGCACCAGCGCCGAGCCTCATGGCGGCGATCTTCTTCGGGTCCATCCACATCGGCGGACCAGCTTCCTTCTCTGCCCGCCTCGCAGCGGCAAGGGCTGCGATGTCCAGCACCTTCTGGTCGGCCACTCGCTGACTGGCTGCTCTCGCTGCGTCGTTCTCTGTGACCTTGCCGAGACGAGCGTCTTGCCTGGCATTGAGTGCTTTTAGCGTCGGGTCTTTGGCGAGAATCGCCGGGTTTTCGCCGAGCGCCATTTGCAGACCGAGCGTCGGGTTGGCGGCGAAGGTCGCGAACGCATCGAGCGTGTTCAGGATGTCGGCACTGAGGCCGTCGACCTTCGACATCAACGCCCCTGCCCCGCGAGCGAAGGCGGCGACCACGCCTTCCATCGCAGCCTTCATCGCCAGTTCCATGTCTCCGGCCGCGAGAGCGTCAGAAACCGCGCCAAAGGTTGTCATGGCGATCTGTTTCAGATCGTTAAAAACGACGACGGATTCGGCGACAGCCGTATTGAAACTTTCCCTGACGCTAGAGCCGAGATCGAACACCAGCGACGACAACTGCGACATGACGAGAATCGCACCGCCAGCCACGCCAGCCAACGCTAGGAGCGGTGTGTTTGCAGCAGCCCAGGCCAACGCAGTCGCGCCGGCCGAGGCTATTGACGATGCCGTGTAGGCAGCCATTGAGGCCAGCGACTTTGCGAACGACGCCACAGTCAGAGCCCCAGTCGCCGTGGCCTGCGTGCCGATGGTCGCCAGTGCGGTTGAGCCCTGCACGCCAAGACGGAGAAGTTGCGTCCCGCCCTGCGTCGACAGCCTCGCAATCTGAGCCCCTGCGATCAGAGCACTCGACGCCCCGGAAGCGCCGATCTTCGCCATCGCCTGCACGCCGATTGCAGCCGCACGCAAATTGCCCTCGGCGGCGCGGGCCACCGTGGCAGAAATGATCGAGATCGTCCCGGCGAAATAGTTGGTCGCCAGCGCCCCGGTCTGGGCAGCCGAGATCGCCATCTTGGCTGTAGCCACTGCCACGAACTGCGAGACGGCAGCAATACCGCGAGAGGCAAATAGGCTGACTCTGACGGAGGCAGCGGTGAACGCTTGGCCGAGCGAACTTGCTACCGCTGCTGTGGCCGTGAGCGGCGAGATGATGAGGCTGCCTAGTTTCAGGAACCCGCCAGCCGCAAAGCTCATCGCCTGGAGCGACAGCCCGAGCGTCGTGAACGCCGAGCCGGCAACGATCGCGCCGGCAGCCATCTTTGCGATTGATGCGACAACGGCCGGGTTCTCGCGAGCGAACTGAGACAGCCAGTCCAAGACACCTGCGACTTGCTGTCCGAACTCCATCAAGGCTGGCCCGACCGCGTCGCTGATCGCAATCGCGGCCCGCTCCATCGCAGCGAGCACCGTGCCGCCAGCCCCCGCCAGCCCGCTCATCATCGTCTTGAACTTATCGCCAACAGACATCGCCCCGCCCATCGCGGCGGTCATGTCGTTGAAGCCCTTGACGCCGGTGCTCGTCAAAACAGCAGCCGCACGGATCGCATCTGACCCGAAAATCTGCCGGAATAAATCGTCTTTTGCCGCTTGGTTGAGACCGCCCATCGCCTTATTGAGCGTGCCAATGATGTCGACGAGTGGGCGCATCTTTCCATCGGCAGTACGGAAGCTCTCCACCGAAAGCCCTATTGACTTGAGCGCGCCGACCGCCTCGTCTGCCGGGGCCATGAGCCGCAGGAGCATCGTCTTGAGCGATGTTCCGGCGTCGCTCCCCTTCACGCCAGCGTTGGCAAGGATCGCTAGGGCTGCCGACGTGCTTCCGATTGACTGATTCGCCAAGGCGGCGACGTTCGACACCTGCGAGAACGCCTGCGACAGACCCTCAATCGAAGTGCTCGAAGCATCTGCCGCCGACGAGATTGCATTGGCCGCCACGTCAGCGGTCACGCCAAAGACCTTCATGGCATCAGACATCACCACCGCAGCGTCGCCGACCGCCATCTGACCGACAGTCGCAAACTCAATCGCAGCCTGCCCAGCCCCTCCGAGAACCTGCTCAACGCTCATGCCAGCCTTGAGCAGATCCATGAACGAGTTGGCGACCTGCGTCGGCCCAACGCCCATCGCCTGCGACATCTGCATCGACGCCGCCCTGAGCCGGTCGAGCTCCTGGGCCGTCGCTCCGGTAGCCGCCTGAATGCCAAGAAGAGTCGATTGGAAGCCGGATCCTTGATTCACCGCAGCGGCAAACGGCGCGAGCGTCGCCACGCCAATGCCGCCGATCTTCGCCCCAGCCCCGGCGAGCGAGCGGCCCATATCGCCCATCGCCTTGTTGACCTTGTTCAACGTGGCGAAGAACTTGCGAGGGTCAGCCCCGATCTCGACGAATACGCCGCCGCCTTTGATTGCTCCAGCGTTGCTCATGCGTATTTGGCCCAGTCTTTGCCGAAGAGCCGCTCAAGATCCTCGGGAGTTGCCTCCCGCGCCTTGGGCTTCGTCTTCTTGGCGAACGGGTTGAACTTTCGGGGGTCTGCCTTCGGGCTGTGCTTGTCTCTGTGAATGTTGGCTTGTTGGGCGATGAGGTTGGCGGTATGCCACCACTGATGCTCTAAGCGGCTGTCTCTAGCGAGGAGGAGTTGTCGGAGGGTCCACTTGCCGGGGTGGACTCCGAGGATTCCGGCGGCTTCCCAGATGGTGTCCCAGACTGTGCGATCAGCGTCTCCGCGCTCGCGGCTTCCAGACCCGCCTCCGCTTTGCCGAGCATCTCGTTCGCCACTTCGTCCATCTTGGCGGCGAGAAGCGCGATCATCTTGCGGAGGCGCGGCGGGAAAAAATCGACAAGCTCGGCCTCCAACGCTTTGACGCCCGCGTCGAGAGCATCGCCCCGCAGACCTTCGAGGAAGGCTTCCTTGTCGAGCCCCTTCTCTGCGACCTGCTTCACAAGGATCGCGTAGAGCGTCTCGCCGATCTTCGCGTACTGGGTGCGAAGCACCTGGAACGTCTGCGAGATCGAGGCGGCGTCGACCAAGTCAAACGGCACCGTCCGCCTGGTGCCGTCCTCGTCGGTTACGTCGACCGACACCATGTCCTTGACGCGGAGCGCCGACGCTACGGTCAACGCCAGACGCCACGGGCGACCTTCGTCATCTTTGAACTCACGCATTGGCTACCTCAGTCCTGTGCGGGTCATCTTGCACTCCACCGAAAACGTAGCGACCCCGTCAACGGAAAAGGTTTCCGAGATGCCTGTCACGACCGCCGGGAACGACCAATTGCCAGAGCCGCCCGACACGGTGATCGACGTGCCGTTTTCGAGCAGGTCGAAGCTGATGTCGCTGGCGTCGTTCAACTCAACCGAAACAGTCGCGTCGTAGCCGGTGTTGTAAACCTCGACCATCCGCGACCCGAACGCCTCAATGTCGATCGTGCGGGCCGTCTCCGTAAGGGTGACGCTCCGCGCGCTGGCGATGTTGCCGCCCAACGAGATCGAGCAGTCCTTCCCCAGCGTGATCGCCACGGGTCAGGTTCCGCCCCTGACCGTGATCGTAAACGTCACGGCACCGTCGACGCTGATGTTCTCTGTCACGCTGGTCACGGTTGCCCCGTTGTCGGCGTTGGCGTCCAGCAGGTCCGTCATCGCAACGCCGGGATCGTGGCACTCGATCTCCCAAGTCACGGCCTTGAAGCCAGCCCGCGAGACCCGGTAGCCGCCCGAAGTGTTGGAGCGGTTGGAGACATCGACCGCCTCCGACTCGACGGTCTTGGTGACGCTGATGATGTTGCCGCCGTAAGGCGCGGAAAGCGATCCGCTGCGGCCGAGGGTGACTGCCATGTGTATTGGCTCCTAGTGATCAGGTGGCTGGGGCGCGGGTGCCGGAAACGGTGTAGGTGACGATGCCGTCGATTGGCTCGGCTTGGGCGACGCTCGTAACGATGTACGAGGCGTTGCCTGTCTCGGTGCCGCCGATGGTGATCGTGGCTCCGGCTTCGCAGCCGGGGGCGTCGATGCACTCGATCTCAATGGTCTGCTCGGCCAGACCCTTGGAAAACCGACGATGCGTCAGCCCGCCGAGCGTGGTGGTGTCGATTTCGCTGGCAGACGACGAGACGGTGCAACTGCGCGCCCCGGTGACGCCGGTAAGCGTCACGTCTTTGCCGAGGACGATGGTAAAAGAGCCGGACATTTCTGCCCTCCTGTGTGTGCGATGTCGCCTGCGTGCGGCGATACGCTCAAACTAGGAGCGGCAGGGCGGCGACCGTAGGGGGTGTTAGCCTGCCCGGCGCAGCATATTGCGAAACTTCACGTTCGCCTTGGCGACCGCCTTCTGAACTCCGGCGGCCCCCTGCATAAACGGTCGGGCTGGGTAGCGGGCAGCCTTGGTTATGGTCGTCCGCTCCCAGTTGCGGCTGAACCTAGGCCGCTTGTTGGCCCACATCAGAGCGCCATATTCGTACTGGTTCTTTTGCGGCCCGAGGCTCACGCCCTTGGTAAACCGCCCCTTGGAGTCACGCCCTGCCCCGCTGCTCCCGGCAGATCGCCGCAGATAGGCGTTCCGCGCCGCCCCGACGCCAATTCGATAGGCGGTCAACTGGAGCGTCCCGCCGAATTCGTGGAGCCTAGACAGCCACGGCGTGCGCTGCGTGCCGATCACGACGGTCGGCATCCCGAACATTCCCCGATTCATCGTGTCGACCACGCTGTAGTAGAGCCACCGCTTCGGAGCCCACGACTTCGCTGGCTTCCCAGGCGGACGAGGCTTGCCGCTCGATAACATGGTCAGGTCGCGGTAGAGACCGCCGTGGAACTCGACGACGGACCCGGAGCCGACAGCCTTGTTTCCGGCCTTGGTCTGCTTTGGGGCCGCATTGCCGATGCCCTTCTTTGCCGCCTGCTTCACGGCGTACCCGGCGTTGTAGAGCGACCGATAGGTCATATCGTCGACCATGCGGCGAATCTTCGGGCGGTCAAAGAAGTTGCCGCGAACCTTCACTCGGAAGGCGAGCTCTGCCCGGCTGCCAGCCGACAACTCTCGGCGATTGCCGCCGATCATGCCGGGGCGGATAAACGCTCGGCTCGCCCTAATGATGCTCGCCATTTCAGTCCGTAGAGAGCGTGCGGTAGGTCGCCACGATCACCGCTCGCCAGACGTTCCGCTCCGTGAGGGCGTCGTCTGGGTTGATCTCAATCGACACGTTTTGCGGCGTGGTCGATGTGCTGGCGAGATCGGTCGAGCGGATATAGACCATGAGCTCGTCAGCCAGGTCGTGCATATCGTCGATCTCTTCGTCGCTCGAAACGTGGCGACCGACGTAGATCGTGATCGAATCGTCAGACTGCCAGTCAGCCCGCCCGATGCGGGTCACTTCCGAGCCGCCCGGCACGACGTATACGACCGGGTTTTGCATCTGCTCTGGCTCGACCTGAACCCAGTTCTTTCGCTCGACGGTCGTCGAGGTAATCGACCACGTCTCGGCTGCGAGGCTGACCGCTAGGGCGTCTGCTATTTCGCGAAGTTTGCTCGCCATTGGCCTGCTCGGGAGCCGGGTGTTGGTTCCCTAGCAGAATGGCACGGCAGGCGGTCGCGAGCGAGGGGGTGGCAGCCGTCTCTCGCCGCGATAGCGCACTATGGGCGGTCGCGCTCGCGGAGCAGGGCGTCAGCCCATGCGTAGGCCGCCCGGCAGACCAGCTCGCGATAGTAGTCGCCAGCGTGAACG